TAGAAGCAAAGGGTTCTCCATTTCAACGCAATTGGCGACCTTCTGTTGGTTGGATCTGTAGTTTTGCACTTGGTTATCATTTTGTTCTTGCACCAATATTAGAAGTAATAATCAAAACTTCTGGCGTACAAATAGAAATGCCTGAGTTTGATTTCTCACAATTATCTGCAATCCTTATGGCTTTACTTGGTATGTCAGGTTTAAGATCTTACGATAAATTAAAACGCACAGATACCAAATGACAATGTTTATAACAGAAATTCCGGCAGTTTTATCTGATAAAAGCGTAAGAATATTTGAAGGCCCATTGGTTTATGCTAACAATTACGAAGAAGCAAAAATAAAAGCAAAAAAAATGAATAAAGACTTGGTTGTTGTTGGTGAATATATCATGGCAGAAAAAATAATGTTTGCAGATGAATTGGGAACTTTATAAAAATTTTAAATCAAAAGAATTTGCTTGTCAGCATTGTGGCGAAGAAGGCATTAAAGAAGAATTGTTGAATAGGCTACAAGCTCTTAGAACTTTTTTAGATTTTTCTTTTATAGTAAGTTCTGGTTATCGTTGTCCTAATCATCCAATAGAAGCAAAAAAATCTAAGCCAGGCACTCATAGTACAGGCCTTGCAGTTGATATATTGTGTCGTGGTACAGAAGCATATAAAATTATTACCCATGCAAAAGAATATGGTTTTACAGGCATTGGTGTTAATCAAAAAGGCAATAGTAGGTTTATACATCTTGATATTGCAGATCATTCAGAAGAAAGACCAAGACCTACTGTTTGGAGTTATTAAATGGCAAGAGCAACTGTAGCAGAAATAGATAAGCGTTTAAGTTCTCACGAAGCTGCTTGTGAACAGCGTTGGAAAGAAAACTATAGACGTTTGGATGCTATTGAAAATGCTATAACTTCAGTTAATAAAACCATAAGAAACACGCTAATATTTGTTTTGACAATATTTTTAGGAGTTACTGGTTTTTTATTACAAGAAGTTATTTATCAAGCTATCTCATAAATTATGCCTTCACAAAAAGAAATATTAGAAGCCAATGAAGCAGAAGTTATTTTAAATAGCGAAGTATTTAAAAAAGCTGTTGCGCACCTCAAAGAAGAATATATGCAAAAGTGGGAAAACTCCTCTGAAGCTGATAGCAGTTTTAGAGAAGATTTACACAAAGCTATCAGAATTTTGCCAGAAGTAGAAAAACATCTAAGGATTATTATTGAAAAAGGCAGAATAACTAAAACTCAATTAGACAAGATAAGAAGCATAACTAGATAATAATTCTTGAGCTTTCCTGGTCTTTTAGAGTAAAATTTGAACATTATTTACTATATGAGGTAAAAACATGGCAACACCGGAAAAACCGACTGCATTACAAACTAATTTACAACAGGCAGAACAAGCATTTTCTAACTTACTGACTCCTGAAGAAGAAGCACCAGTTGAAGAAAATGAAGAGCTTGTTGAAGAAGCTGTAGAAGAAACTGAAGAAGTAACTGAGGAAACAGAAGTTGAATTAGAAGCTACTGAAGAAATCGAAGAAACAGATGAAGAAGTTCTTGAAGAAGATCAAGACGAGTCAATAGAAGATCAAGTAGAGCATGAGGAGAGCGAACAACCTGAGCTTTATACTGTCAAACAAAATGGTATAGAAACTCAAGTTACCCTCGAAGAACTCCAAAATGGCTACAGTCGTCAGCAAGACTATACACGCAAGACTCAAGAATTGGCTAATCAGCGTAAAGAAATTGAAAGCCAACAAGCAGAGTTATCGCAAAAAGACGAAGTTTATAGGGATTTATTACCTAAACTTGAAGCTAGTTTAGAAGCCGAATTAGGCAAAGAGCCTGATTGGAAACAGCTATATGAAAATGATCCCATAGCTTATGTTCGTGAAAAAGATGTTTGGAACGAAAAAAAGAAACAACTGGAAGCTACAAAAGCTGAACAGCAAAGACTCAAAGATGATGAAATTGCAAAACAGCGAGAACAAATAGAGCAATTTATTCAGTTCGGCAACCAGGAGTTATTAAAAAAAGTTCCGGAATGGAAAGATACCGAAAAAGCTAATTCTGAAAAGATAGCTATTAGGGATTATGCTATTAACTCATTAGGTTTCACAGCAGAAGAAATGGATCAGGTTTATGACTACAGAATTTTATTAGGTTTAAGAAATTCTTGGTTGCATGATAAAACTGTAAAAGCAACAAAGAAAAAACCAACACAAAAATCTGCGGCCAGAGTAGCTAGGCCTGGAACTGCAAATCAAGTTAGAAAATCAACTCCTTTAAAACAGTCTAAACAGAGGTTAGCTAAATCTGGCAAAGTCCAAGATGCGGCTAAAGTTTTTGAAAATTTAATTTAATTTCTAGCGAAAGCTAGAGGAGTATGAAAAATGGCTAAAGTTACAAATGCCTTTGATACTTATACTGCGACTGCTGACAGAGAAGAATTAAGCGATGTTATTTATAACATCTCTCCAACAGCAACTCCGGTAATGAGTGCCATAGGAAGAAATAACGTAAGTAATGTGCAGTTTGATTGGCAAGTAGAATCTTTGCCAACTCCAAGTGCAACAGGGAAACTTGAAGGTTTTGAACTTTCAAGAGCAGCTTCGACTGCTACAACTAGAGTGAGCAATATCTGTATGATTTCAAGCAGAGATGCAACAGTTACAGGCTCACAAAATGCTTCTGATGCTGCTGGCAAAAGAAGTGAAATGGCGCATCAATTAGCTCTTATGGCTAAAGCGTTGAAAAGAGATATGGAAGAAGCCTTAACTCAAAACAACGCAAAAGCAGCCGGTAACGCTACTACTGCTAGGCAAACAGGTGGTTTAGAAACTTGGATCACTACTAACAAGTCTATCGGTACTAATGGTGTTTATGGCGGTAGTGGTGCAGCTACTACTAATGGAACGCAAAGAGCTATAACTGAAGCTCTTGTTAAGACTGTTCAACAGTCTTGTTTCACTAATGGTGGAGAGCCATCATTATTAGTTGTTGGCCCTCATGTAAAATCAGTTGTATCTGGTTTTACTGGCAGAAGTTCAGCTAGACAGTTTGTAGATGCTAATACTATTGAAGCATCTGTATCTATCTACTCTGGCGACTTTGGAGAACTACAAGTAGTTCCTTCAAACAGAAGTAGAGGTAGAACTGCCTTACTATTAGATCCTGAGTATGCAAAAGTTTCTTATCTTAGAGATTTTGAAACTATCGACATCTCAACTATTGGTGATGCTGAAACTAAAATGATAGTTGTCGAATATGGTTTAGAAGTGAGCAACGAAGCTGCTCATGGTGCTGTGTACGACTTATCAACATCATAAGTTTAATTAAGGGGGGCGCTTAGTCGCCCCTCTTTTTTAAAATGGCAAGAAGAACAGTAATAGACTCAAGAACAAACTTTGTTAGCGAATTTGCTACCGAAGATGATAAGTTTGTTTATCACACTAAACAAAACGTAGCGCCAATATTAAAGCACGTTAAAGACTTACAAGAATTTAAACCAGGTAAAGAATTACGTCATGTTGCGGAAGTACCTATGGTAATATATCAAAAAGCTATACGAGAAGGTTGGGCGAACGACAAAGCCAAATGGAAAAAATGGTTAAACGATCCCAACAATAAACTTTTCAGAACTTGGCAAGGTAAAGTATGACGTACGATGAACTAAAAACACAGATAGCAGATTTTTTAAATAGAAGTGATTTGACTTCTAAACTCGACTCTTTTATTGATATTACTGAAGGAGAACTAAACAGAAGATTAAGAACAAAAGATATGGTAATAAGAGCCAATGCAGTTGCAGATGGTCAATATCTTTCTTTACCTTCAGATTGGCTAGAAGCTATAAATATAGAAATTACATCTAGCGACTTTACACCTTTACTACAACAGTCTATTGAGTCTTTAGATGTTTATAGGAAGGCTAATGACAATACTTCTGGACAACCGGTTTATTTTGCTATTGTTGATAAAACTTTAGAATTAGCACCTACACCTGATAAAGATTATACTTTACAATTAACTTATTATGGCTCGATACCAGCTTTAAGTAGCACAAACACTACTAATTTTGTATCGACCGGACATCCAGACGTTTATTTGTATGGTTGTCTAAAACACGCTTCTATTTATTTAATGGAAGATGAACGTGTAAGTATGTTTTCTCAGTTGTTTGAAAAAGCATTAGAGGAAATGAGAATGGAACAAGAACGTGCTGAATTTGGCAAAGGATCTTTAATACCGAGAAGAAGAACTTATGGCAAAGCACACAAAACAACTTATCATTTAAAGAATTGAGGTAAGACATGGCAGCATTTAGTGATTATTTAGAAAACAAGGTATTAGGCCATGTTTTTGGTGGTACTGCTTATACAGCACCATCTACTTTATATGTAGCTCTTTATACAGTAGCACCATCTGATACTGGTGGTGGTACAGAAGTTTCTGGCGGTGGATATGCTAGACAAACTTCTACTTTTACTGTTTCTGGCACAAATCCAACCGAAGCTACTAATGCTTCAGCTATTGAATATCCTGAAGCAACAGCAAACTATGGAACTGTAGTTGCAGTTGGTGTATTTGATGCTTTAACAAGCGGTAATTTACTTGCATATTCTACGCTTACAGCATCTAAAACTATCGACTCTGGAGATGTTTTCCGAATAAACGCAGGAAATTTAGACATTACTCTAGCGTAACATCATGGCCACTATAGGCTACAACGAAGGTTACTACAGCAGATCAAAATGGAATGATTTAGCTTTTCAAGGAGAAGCTGAAATAAATGCTGTTAGCAACATGGTTGCAGTTGGAAGCGTTATAGTAGGCGGACAAAGTACAATACCTGCGGTTTCTTCTTTTTCTTCTGAAGGAACAAAAATATTTTTAGGTACAGCTAATATACAAGGTACAAGTAATTTTTCTTCAGAAGGTACACAAATATTTACAGGCCAGGTAACTATGAGCGCAGTTTCACACTCAAGTTCAAGAGGACAATTTATAGTTAGCGCAAATTCAACAATAAATGCTGTTTCAAATTTCAATTCGTTTGGCTCAAAAGTAAATTTTGCTCAAGCGACTATAGCTGCAATCGCTAGTTTTAGTTCTATCGGTGGGTTAAAATGGACAGACCAAAATGTTGCAGCAGATACTTGGACAGAACAAAATGTTTCTAATGCTAATTGGACTAACGAAACAAATCCAAGTACAACCTGGACAGAATTAGACAAACAAGAGGTTTCATAACATGGCAGATACGTTCACAACCAATCTTAATCTTACTAAGCCAGAGCCAGGTGCGGCAGAAAATACTTGGGGTATTTCTTTGAATTCTAATTTGGATGCTTTAGATGCAATATTTAGCGGAACAGGCACAGCAATTTCTTTGAACATAGATGGTGGAGATATTGCTTCTGCTGTTGTAATAAATAAATCGCCAACTGTTACTTTAACTGGAGATGTTACTGGATCTGGTACTTTAAATAATTTAGCAAATGTTTCTATAGCATTGTCTTTATCTAGCTCAATAAGTCCAACTTTTCAAAATTTAACATTGTCTGGAAACGACTCTATTAAAGTGCCTGCAGGAACTACAGCGCAAAGAAACGCATCTGCTGTTAATGGAATGTTTAGATACAACTCCACAACAAATGAATTTGAAGGGTATCAAAACAACGCTTGGGGCGCTGTTGGTGGTGGAACTACTATTAATAATAATGCTGATAACAGAATAATTACTGGAAGCTCGACAGCAGACACTTTAGAAGCTGAAACAGGCCTCACTTATAATGCCGGAACTCTAGCTCAAGGATCAGGAGATTTTACATTAGATGTTCCTGGAAACATTATTCTTGATGCTGATGGCACAACCATATCTTTAAAAGATGGTGGCACAGAAATAGGCCAGATTGGTTTAGATAGTGCTGGTCTTGTTATGACAGTAGTAGGCGCAGACAAAGATTTTTTTGTATCAGGAGATGATGGTGGTACAGCTATTACAGCATTTAGAGCGGATATGTCTGATGCAGGAAGAATACTTGCTTATGGTGGAATTAATATAGAAGCTAATACAGATATTAGCTTTACATCTGGAAATTGGTCTGGAGAAAAAAATGCAAAAATTCAATTTCATGGCAATCAACTTTATATCCAATATCAAGACAATATATATATAAGAAACTCATCTGGTAATGATAGAGTTCAAATAACTAATGCAGGAAATATTACAACAGAAGGAAATATTACTGCTTTTGGTAGTGTTTCTGATGAAAGACTAAAAGAAAACATAGAAGTCATAGAAAATTCTGTTGAAAAAATAAAAAAATTAAAAGGCGTTACTTTTACTTATAAAAAAGATAAAAAGAAAGGCACAGGTTTAATAGCACAAGATTTGCAAAAAGTATTACCAGAAGCGGTTTATACTACTGAAACTATAGCTGATGAAGTAAATGGTCAAAAGTCAAACGAGCATTTAGCCATTCATTATGGCAACACAGTAGGATTGTTAGTAGAAGCTATTAAAGAATTAGAAGCTAGAATAAAAGAATTAGAGGATAAATAATGGCTACTCCAAGTTCAGGTGCTATAAGCCTAGATCAAATTCATGTTGTAGCTGGTGGTACTACAGGTACAACTTGTTCGATTAATGATGCAGACATAAGATCTCTTGCAAATTTAAGTAATAACGCTACTGCAAGTTTTGACACTTATTACAACCGAGCTGCAGATGCTTCTATAACTATGACTGTAGGAGATAGACAAGTTACTACATCTGGTCAATATACTTCAACGACTACTATTTGGAGAGGATATTGGGGGGGAACATTTGTATCAGGCGTATCATCTCCTAGTGGTGGTGCATTTGGTTCTTTATCGCCTTCATCTGCTTCTGATTATTTAGGCGGCATTACAATTCAAATTATACAAACAAGAGGTGTTTCAGGCGGTACAACGAGTAACTTAACTATAGCGGTCAAAGGTGTTGTGGCTAATAACGACAATGCTTTTAAAAGTGTAGTTATTAATGGCACTACTTATAACAGAACTGGCTTTACATACTTAGAGTCAGTAGGAGATACATCATGGGCTTTGTCATACACACAACAACCGCAACCTTTAAATACTTTGCCTTATCCCCCTTTTGGAGATGATGGCGATAGTAACACTATTACTTTTAGAAGAAGAATATGAGCCAAATTGAACTAGAAAAATCTCACACAGCAAACATAGGAACAAGTAACGATATTGATGAAAATAACAAACCTTTTAATAAATTAACCATTAATGTTACACATCCAGTTACTAAAAATAATTGTTATATGGAGTACAGCAAACAAGATAGTCAAAATCTTTTAATAGAAAAAGAAAATAAAGTTTATGTTGAAGAAGATGATGTTAAATATTTAAAAAACTTATGGGAAGCACACGAATATAGTTTTTTTTTAGAAACATCAACATTAGTACAAGCAAGTGAAGGAGATTTAGGAGAAGGTATTGAAGAAGATTTTACTGTTCCTAAAAGCACAAAAACTTATGATGAAGTTTATGTAAATAAAAAATTAGTTAGAACTGATTACAATATTGGATTACATCAAGCTCAACCACTAATAGATGAAGTAGAAAAGGTTTTTGGCAAGGATCAAGAATGGAAAGGCAATAGATTTAACATTATAGGTACTTATACAGCGCATGAGGAAGCGCCTTTAAGACCGCCTTATACACATGAAAAAACTTATAGTTGGTACAATGTTTATAATTTGCCTTCGCAAGAATTATTAGATGAATTTAAAGTGCCTGATGTTGGTTATAAATATCATGTTTGGCACTCTATAAAATACAATACTGTTACTGCAAAAAAACAGTTGAAACTTGTTATTGAAGATAATGAACTTACAAGTAATTATCAAGAACATCCTAATACCTTTATTCCTAGACCAGAAGTGCCTGTATATTCTCCAAAATATCGTTCTTTCTTTTTTGCAAAAATATTTAACGAAGATGGTACAGAAGCAGATCAATACGATGTTTTTTTTGTAACTACGAAAGAAATTATGAAAGAGTTTTGTGAAGAAAAAGGTTTGTCTTTTCCTATGCCAGAAAGCAGAGAAGATGATTTTGTTTGGATTTATGGACTTGTCTATGATAAAAATACTTTAGAAATACAACAAGTTAAAGGATATGTCCGCTATCCTACAGAAGAAGGCGAATGGCTCTAAAGCTAGATACAAAACAAATTGATAAAAAATTCTATAAAAAAATAGAAGAAGAAAAAATTTTAAGAAAACAATTTGTAAAAAAATTTCATAACTAAGATATAATTTAAAATTATGGCAGATACAT